GAGCATGCCTATGACCTCACGCCGGGCACCAACCTCTTCTCGTCGGAAAACGAGCAGCTGGTGAAGCAGGAGGCCATCGCCCTGCTCCGCGACTTCATCAAGGAGATTCACGCCTACCGCTACGACAGCATCCGCCTGTACGACTCGTTCGAGCTGCGTTTCCGCATCATCGAGAACAACAACGACACGGGCTTCGTGGAGAAACTGTCGAACGTGGGTTCGGAAGGTACCGACATTCTGGTGAAGGCCATGATCAACATCATGTTGCTGAACGTGTTCAAGGAAGGGGCTTCGCGCAAGTTCAAGGACTTCAAACTGCACTGTATGATGGACGAAATCGGTAAGCTCCACCCAAACAATGTGAACGGTATCCTGAAGTTTGCCAACGACCGGAACATTATCCTCATCAATGGTTCGCCTACCGAACTGAACCGCGATGCCTACAAGCATGTGTACCTACTTACCAAAGGAGCGCAGAGCAAGACACGTATCGCCCGGCTTATTTCGGACCAGAAACTGTAGGCTTTTCAACCTGTAGTGTACTAAATAAGTTGACACAATTTATTTAGTACACTACATTCCAAATAATAGAATTTTATTTTACAAATCAGAATTTTATTCTTATCTTTGCCACATGACAATCGAGTGAATCTAATGAGAATATTTACAGAACAAGCTATAAAAGAATATGCAGAAGCGCATCCTGATGCAAAAGTAGCTTTGCAAGAATGGACAACCATAGTTAAAAGAAGCGAATGGACTTGCTTTGCAGACGTAAAAAAGACCTTTAATAGCGTAGATAATGTGGGTAACCAACATTATGTATTCAATATCAAAGGCAATAGCTACAGACTGATTGTAGTGATAAAATTCACTATAAAGTTCGTTTATATTCGTTTTATAGGCACTCATGCCGAGTATGATAAGATAGCTGATTGTTCAGTTTTATAATTAAACAGAATCGGCAATTACCGATCAACCAAGAGCCATGACAAAGATAGAAACAAAAGCTCAATACGATTGGGCAGTAAAAAGAGTTGAGGAATTACTTCCACTGGTCACAGATGAAACCCCTCTGGATAATCCTCACAGTATAGAGTTAGAATTACTTTCTAATCTCGTTGCAGATTATTCTGAGGAGCATTTCGCACTGGGAGAACCAACGCTGGTTGATGTCCTCAAACTTCGTATGTATGAGATGGGACTTAATCAGAAATCTTTAGCAAAATTAATCGGAGTCAGTCCTTCACGCTTGAGTGATTATATTTCCGGTAAATGTGAACCGACCTTGAAAGTAGCCCGCGAAATCAGCCAGAAATTGAATATTGACGCCAATATAGTACTGGGTGTTTAATATGAGTATAGAAAACAGAAAAACCGCTTAATTCACCATGGAATAAGCGGTTTTAAGTCGGAGCCGAAAGCGGGACTCGAACCCGCGACTTACTCATTACGAATGATTATCTAAGAATAATATAAAATCACTGTGTATCAGTTGTTTATGATTAAATTTAAGCTAAATAAGGATACTCATTAGAACATTTTTTCTACTTGAATGCCTTCCCTATCCTGTCACCGGATACCCAGCCATCGCCGAACTGGCAGTTCTTGATGTCTACAATATAGACTCCTTTTATCTCCAGTCCTTTACCTTGTGCTTCTTCCAGGTATGTACGTGCATAAGCATCAAAGTTTGCTCCAGAATAAGCGTCTACGGCAAGGATGAGAAAGTTTGCGTCGGTCAGTTCGCCTTTGTAGATTCCTATATCGGCATCCACGAGACTTTGGACGTATCTGTCAGCTTTATCCTTCTGTTCCTGGGACGGCTTGTTCCCTCCGCAGCCAAACAATGATATTGCCAGTATAGTCAATAATATTTTTCTCATAACACAGAATTTTATTAATGGCCGATTAAATACATTTCATTTGTTATATAGTCTTCAAAAACTGTAATGATATAACTGCAGTATGTATTAATATCATTATAAATGCATTCTATTTCACTGATTGTATATCGTCCTCCTATAACAGAGGCCAATTCTCTTCCATGTGCTATTGCATTTCGATTATCAGCTAAAGCTGCAAGTCGTCCTTTAATTTTTACATCTGTAACGACATCATGAGTAATCCCAAAAGTATTCCAGATGGACTCTAATTGACTATATTTTATATTGCCAATACTTGTAGGAAACAAACAATCTTCAATGTTTGCTATTTTAGTTCCTCCAAGCTGAGAAAATAATTCATATCTTTTAGTCCATTTTTTATCCCTTGCATCCATTATAGCGTTACATTCTTTGTGAAATATAAGCGAATATAATGTTGGTTTCAATGCATGTATGTCATATTGTCTTTTATTTAAGATACTAATACATCTTTGCACAACTGCAGTAATCGTATATTCTAAAGCCCCATATAATAACACAAAGAATGCACCTTTATGTACCTTAGAATCTAAATTTAATGACCGCATCAAATCTTCATTTTTAATTAATAGTACTAAAGATTTGGCTTCTGTTAATCTTCTAGTTGATTCAGCATTAATGTCACTAAACATTCTCTTCTAAAAATTTATTTTTGCAGTATTCTATTCTAGAATTGACACGGTTCTTTGTATTGGTAGCCCCCGTTATAAGATTATTAAAATCTCTATTCATCACCCATTGATAAAAACCATCAAGATTAATCTGATCTTGTTCTTTGATAGCTTCTGCAGCACCAACACTAACAGCTTCAAATAATATAATAGAGGTAACAGAACGAGTTCTTGTTTTTACTATTCCGTGATCTAACCGTGCTAACTCCTCAAAAGTTCTACAGAAAATTCTTTCATTATTATTATAATCAAAATTTCTGCTTGCACTTTCCATATAATCATTTAAAAATCCAACAACGCTATGTTCAAACTTATCTCTACCATTAAGATAAGCAAAAAACCTTAATATCAACTCTTCTTTTATTCCATCATTTTCAGAAGATTTTGATAGCTTTATTACAGAATTAAAAGATGGATTTTCAGAAAGGGCTTTAATAAAATCATTGAACCTTCCACGATAAATACAACTTCTGATTTCCTGGTCTGATAATTTAATTCCTCCTGTATTTAATCTTTCAAACAAATCAAATCTTACAGATTTATCACTTTTATCACTTAATGTCGTAATTTTTATGGGTTTCAACAAGAAGTCAATCTGGAGAGATCGAGGTAAATCGGGGAATCTTAAACCATTAAAACTTTCCAATTTTTTTAATTCACATAAAGTAAGCGGAATATCCCGATTGATTTTGGCCCTTGCAGCAGAAATTGCATCTGCAGCGAAGTTAATGATAGAACTAAGTCTCTGCACCCCGTCAATTACCTCCCAAGTCCCATCATTATTTGTTGCCATAAACAATGAGGGAACAGGAATACCTAAAAAAATAGACTCAATCAGTGCAGATTGTCTAGAATCATCCCATCTAAATTGCCTTTGGTATTCTGGTGCAATATCTATAATATTGTCATTGACCATAGATATTAATTCTTTTACACTCATATCATAAGAATTAAAATCTACTTTTCGCTTTTGGTCATTTAGTTCTGCAGTAATATTTACCATATATAAATTCATATAAATTATTTATAATCTTTTCATACAGCCAAGAACTTGATATATATGTTCTATCATATTCTTAGGAAGTTCCTGAATACCATATTCCGGAGATTTATTTGTAGGAACCAGCGTATAGCATTTCGGATCGGTTGAAGGGCCTAATCTCTTGATTGTTCGCATTCCGTTGGTTGTCACTATTGCATACACTTCACCTAATGGAAGAAAAGACTTATCTTCTATTTTCTTTAACGCAATAATATCTCCATGAGTTATCTCAGGTTCCATTGAATGGCCTGTAACATTACACCAGCAAGTAGCTTCATTGTATTTCTTGAAATCTATCAAGTATTCAGGTTTTGCAGTCTGGTCATTTAAGACAATATCAAACCCTCCTATAAAATCCACATTATAATAAGGTACACCTTCAGTAAAACTCTTTTTAGGAACTGAATCAAGACCATTTAATAACATACTGCCTTCACCTGTGAGCAGCCAATTTGTGTTTAGTTCTGGATACGATTTAGATATTTTATCTATTGTACTTCTTCTTGTATTATTACCCATTTTTGAAACAGCACCATTGCTGAGACTACACTGAAGCTCAAAAGACTGCACAGATAGACCTTTATATTCAATAAATTCAATTAATCTGCCCTTTAAATCCATATTTCGCGTTAATTAGAGTTAATATCTAAATATAATTAGATTTACAGATTGCAATATTAGATATTATATCTATATTTGCATATCGAAACTTAGGTACGAAACAAATATAGTAAAAAACAACTAACCCTCACACGATTATGAAAAAGAATTTATTACACGAGATTATGAGCCTTGCATGGCAGTTGGTAAAGAGAAACGGTTTCTCTATGAGTGAAGCAATGAAATGCGCCTGGGCAAACATGAAGCTGAAAGCTGCAATGAAGCAAAGAATCGTAAAGTTCTACTTCAAAAAGGTAGATGGTTCTGTTCGTGAAGCCTACGGCACGCTGAAAGAAAATCTGATACCAGCCACATCAGGTGAAAGCAGAAAGAAGAATGACACAGTAGCAATATACTTTGATACCGAAAAACAATCTTGGCGATCATTTAAAAAAGCCAACTTATTGAACATAGCATAATGGATATAAAAAGAATAGTTCTCGAATCAAACAATGAAGAAGAGACAGATTATTTCGTCTCTTCTGATGGTAGAATATTCAAAGAAATTACACCATCAAAAAATGGAAATGGCTATGCCATGGTAACGATATATAAGAATGGAATTGGCTATACAAAGAGTGTCCACCGGATTGTGGCAAAAGCATTTCTTCAAAAGGTAAAAGGAAAAGAGTATATCAATCATATCAATGGCGATAAAATGGATAATAGATTAGAAAATCTTGAATGGTGTACACCACACGAAAATACAGAACATTATCACAAGACGCTGAGAAATGGCAAACCAATGTACAATCAAAAAGCATGTTTGCAGATTATAGATGGTGAAGTTATAGCAGAATATAAGAGCTTGAATGAAGCCTCACGAAGAACAGGTGTAAGTGTTTCAAACATCTATTGCTGCTGTATCGGAAAAACGACAACGGCTGGTGGCTATCAATGGAAATATAAAATTTGACAACCTTTTAAACATCGCATGACTATGACACGCCACGAAATCGAAGAAGAACTTGACGGGCTGAACAAAGACCTGAATTTCGCCTACAACGCAGATGAAGAAACTTTACGCAGGGCTTTCAATGCTGACAGCAAGCAAGAATACATCAAAGCACTTACTGAAGAGGTGGACAAATACGAAGCCCTTCTTGAAGAATACAACCTGCCTGAAGATGATGGCATGGACTACATTAACCTTCAGTTATCACAAGGCATGGCAGTGACGCACTGGTAACTCACCTACCCTGCTGACGGACTGAACGGCAACCGATAGCGAGAATCGGGCAGGGTTCTACTTGATTGGTTCTTTGACATGATGGAAATTTAGGCTTACCGTTAAGCCTGACGTGAAACGGACGACTGAGTAGCGATAACGGCTGTGTGAAAAGAGTATGAGTAAAGGGCTGCACTAAGCAAACGCAGCATACGAATCACACAGATAACAAAAAGACACTTATACGATTGCAGGTGGCCGTAGGCCGGCTACAAAGACAATCTTCACTGATTAGACACCAGCATGAACTATATATACCCGTGGCTTACCAGACCTTTGATAAGCAGTAAGGCAACCACCGGAACGCCCACGGGAACGATATTTAATACACACGGTTATGAAAATACAACTTTTTCTCTGTGCATTGTCCGTTCTGGTAATGCACTTCAATCAGGATTTGAATCCGGTCTATTGGATTGGATTTTCAGGGTTTGTAATAACTGGCTTCTGGGCCGCTTATAAAATGGATAAGGATGGAAGAGCTTCAAAAGGTAATAAAGAGCATCTGCGATGAATTTGCGGACATCAGTGCCATTCTGGCGGCACGCTCAAGGGAACTGGACAGACGGGAGCTGTTCGACAAGGAGATAGAAACCGAAATCAAGAACATTAAAAAGAATAGACATGAAAACAAATGAGGAATTACAGGGTATGACGCATGATGAACTCGTGGCATACACACAGAATCTGCAACGCGAATCAGAGGAATACAAAAAATCAATGCTGTATTATATGGAAGAAAAGAAAAAGATTGAATCGAAGTTTGACAACTTCAAGAACATGGTCAAATCGCTGGTTGTCTTAGTCGATTAGTTTTTATGGGTTATAGAAAATGGGTAGATGCCGGGCTATGAAAGTCCGGCATTTTTATTGGCAGATAGTTCAGGCGGTAGAACACCATGTAAGGGTTAGCATGGAAGTCACGGGTTCAAGTCCCGTTCTGCCAGCAAACAATCAAATACTTAAACTATGGTTAGAGAAATTACAGTAGACGAAAACTACCAGACAGTACGTCTTTTTGATGAAATGAAGAAAGGGGACATCTACAAGGTTCCCTATGACAAGAAACGGCATACCGGAATCAAACTGGAAGCATCACGCCGCAATCGTGACCTCCGCTTGATCGGGACACTTAAAAACAAAATGGACGTGAAATACCGGGTATCAGCAACAGAGTATCCGGGTTTTTCGGCAATTATCTGCTTAAAATAAAATGCTTATGATAAACGAAGATGTATTGAAAATCGTCTTAAACAACAAGTCTTTCGGGAAATACGAAGCAGCTTCGATAGTAGGCGGTCTCAAAAGGCTGAAAGAGTTGTGCGAATCCGGAAGAATAAGATACAAGACCAAAGAAGGCGTGCCACACAGCAGATGGGCTTGTAATGCCTGGGACGTGATAAAACATGCAAAATTGATGTATTAATATATTACTTTAAAACTATTGCGTTATGAGTTTGATTAAGAAATCCAATGAATTAGTAATTCCTTCCACCGTTAAGATGATGATTTACGGTCAGGCAGGTATGGGTAAGACAACAGTAGCATTGAGCGCACCGAAACCGCTGCTGCTCGACTTTGACAATGGTGTGAAACGTGTGAATATGGCACATCTGGACGGTATAGACATCGTACAGGTAAGTTCATGGCAGGATGTACAACAGGTATTGCAGGAAGACCTTTCGGCCTATCAGACAATAGTTGTGGACACCATCGGAAAGATGATGGATTTCATCATTTCTTACAAATGCGGTACACGACAGCCGCAAATCAAGGACTGGGGAGGTATCAACGCTGAGTTCTCATGGATGACACGAACCCTTTCATCACTTAACAAGAACGTAGTGTTTGTGGCCCACCGTGACACTCGGAAAGAAGGTGACGACACCGTGTTCATACCTGCTTTAAGAGAAAAATCGTACAACTCTATTGTTACGGAACTTGATTTGCTGGGGTATCTGGAAATGCGCAATGAGAACGGTGTGCAGAAGCGTACAATCACATTTGACCCCACATCAAGAAATGACGGGAAAAACACCTGCAATTTGCCGGGACTGATGCAGGTGCCTACAATTCTTGACAAGAATGGAAATCCCACTGCCAAGAACGACTTTATCACTGCAAAGGTAATTATGCCCTACCTGAGCATGTTGCAGGTAAAGAAAGAAGAAGCTGCAAGGTATGATAAGGTCATAGCTGAAATCAAAGAGAACATCGAACTTATTACTGATGCCAGTTCTGCAAATGAGTTTGCGTCAAGAATTAATGAGTTTGAGCATGTAGGCAGTTCCTTGAATATGGCCAGAAATCTGTTTTCAGCAAAAGTAAAAGCTCTCGGGCTGGTATTCGATAAAGAGACAAAGACTTATGCAGACAAAGCAGCCTAAATTCAAGTTCTATGCTACACTTTTGGATGCCTTTACAAGCTATCTGAAAAGTGATGCCATCTGGGAAAGGTATTGGGGATTCAGTGAGAATCCCCCACATACCCCCGAAGAGTTCAGACAGCAGCAGTTTCAGAGCCTGATTGACACTATAAACCGTGTCCCGTTTGATAGTGAAGCAGCCGACAAGGGAACGGCTTTCAATGAGGTAGTCGACTGTATGGTTGAAAACAGGAAATCAGACAAGGTACAGGTGGAAAGACTATTGTCAGACATGCAGGATGGCAGACAGACATTGGTCGGGCTGAGAGCCACCTATAAATGCCGTCAGTTCGATTTCCCTATCTCAATCTGCCGTGAGTTTGCAGACTATTACAAAGGGGCCTTGACCCAGCAACGGGTTGAAGCAGTTTTGCCAACATGCTTCGGAGGAGTTCTTCTATATGGTTATATAGATGAACTGATGCCGATGTCAGTACATGACATCAAGACTACCGGAAGTTACTATGTAGGTAAGTTCAAAGACCACTGGCAGCACATGGTTTATCCATACTGTCTGATGCAGAACGGAAGTGATGTAAGGTCATTTGAGTATAATGTTACGGACTTCAAATCAACCTATACTGAAAGCTACACTTTCGTACCGGCACGGGATATACCTATCCTTATAAATCATTGTGAGGACTTTATCCGGTTCTTGAATGACAACAGAGATTTGATAACCGATAAGAAAATTTTTGCAGAAGACTAGATAAATGGATGAAATTGAATACAATGGAAGGATTTATGAGCTTAGAGGTGAACAAAATGGACTTCTGACCTATCTTACTAGAGATTGTGCCTACGCATTGATAACAAATGAACGGCGAAAAATTCTGATGGATATTAGAGTTAATTCGTCAAATCTTCTATCTATATATTATGCCTAATCAAATAACCGGACGGCTGGTCTATATTGGCCAGCCCCAAGAAATCCCATCCAAAAGCGGTGGCAACCCGTTTGTGAAACGTGAATTTATTCTTGATGCCACAACCTATGACCCCTATACAGGTGAACGAAGCCAGTACGAGAACGTCCTGCCACTTGAAGTAAGTGGTGACAAATGTGCCGAACTTGACCAGTTCAGAACCGGTGATGTAATAACGGTTTCCTTTTCCCTGCAAGGTCGGGAATGGACAAATCAGGACGGACAACTAAAACGCATGGTGTCCATCCGCTGCTATAAACTGGAAGGCCGTCAGCCAATGCACCAGCCAGCATCCGTGCCAGCACAGCAACCGGCACCGACACAAACGCCAACCATGGCACAGGCGTTTCCACCTGATGTAGATGCGAATGGAAATCCCAAAGATGACTTACCGTTCTAGCCTATGAGCATATTCAATCTGAAGAATGAATACGATATACCCAAGTTCAAGGCTTATGTAAACAAACTGTTCCAGGAGCGGGCGGTTGTGGAAGTGAGAAAGAAGCTGCCCAACCGCACGCTCGCCCAGAACAGATACTTCTATTTGCTTCTAAATTGGTTCGCAAGTGAAACAGGTTATAGTGTAGAGGAAGTTAAAATCGATATTTTCAAGAGGTTATGTAATAGGGATATATTCGAGAAAGAAAAGACGAACAAAAAAGGAAAGATTATAAAAACTTTGAGAAGCTCGTCTGAACTGAGTACGGGAGAAATGACTCTCGCTATTGAAAGATTTCGGAATTATTCTAGTGCTAAAGCAGGAATATATTTACCAAGTCCTAACGAGAATGAGTTTCTATTACATATTCAACAAGAGATAGAAAAAGATAAAGAATTTCTAAGCTATGGGGATGGGTGAGAATTGGAAAGATATATCCGGATATGAAGGTTTATATCAAGTATCAGATATGGGACGGGTTAAATCTATATGCAGTCATGTAAGGCTTCAAAATGGCGAGTTAATGAAAAAGAAACCACATATTTTGAAACCACAAAACAGATGTGGATATAGATGCGTAAATCTATTCAAAGATGGAAGTATTCATACAGTAAACATTCATCGTTTAGTGGCTGAATCTTTCTTGCCTAATCCTCATAATTATCCAGTTGTAAATCATAAAGATGAAAACAAAACAAACAACAATGTAGGAAATCTTGAATGGTGTAGCCATGCTTACAATCTTAATTACGGTACAGCTAAAAGACGTAGAGCTATATCGCAAGGAAAGGTGGTTCTTCAATTGGATAAAAATGGAGTTTTGATAAAACGCCATTTAACATTGATGGATGCTTATAGAGATACTGGTGTAGATTACCGAAATATTTCACTTTGCTGTTATCATAAAAGAAAAACTGCTGGTGGATATTGTTGGAAGTTTGAATAATAAATTAAATCGAACGTAACAAAGAGTTTATTTGACTATGGACAAATTTTTAGGACAAGACATCCCTGAACAGGAACGATGGCAGTTCCTTCAGGACAACGCCGATGCGGTAGAGAAAATCGGATATACTCACCGATTCACCCCCGAAGAACTGGCTCAGAAGAAAGAGACTTTGGCCGAGGTATCAATCACCATCAACGATGTTGAGTTGGAGAAGAAAGAGGCTATGGAAAGCTTCAAAGAACGATTGAAGCCTTTGAATGAAGAAAAGCAGGAACTTTTGGACCACATCAAAAGAGGTTCGGAGTTCGTCGAGAATGAAGAATGTGCAAAATTCCTATACCATAAAGAAAAGATGGTAGGATTCTACAACAAGTTAGGTGAACTGGTTTATAGCCGCCCAATCATGCCACAAGAAATGCAGAAGACAGTATTTAGTATTAACCGTAAAACTGGAACAGAATCATGAGTGAAAACAAAATCAATTTGGTAGTACCGAAAGAGTACAATGGTACCCCCATCGAAGTAGTATTGAGAGAAGGTAAAGCATCCGTAGCCCTTGACCCGAAAGAACCGGAGAGAGTAGTTATCAATGGAACGATAGAAGCACCCTTCAGATGGCTGGAAAAGCGTGTCGAACTGATTAATCAGAAATCGGCCAATATCATTGTGAACCGTGATAAGATGTGTCTGGCTTTGACTATTGATGAAACCAATTATTACCAGACAGTAATTAGTGGAGTTTTACAGGCTTCAAAGGAAATGCAGGAGTTCGGTATCAATGCGGAAAGGAAATGGGAACCTATCAAATTGTCCCAGTTCTTCAAGATGCACCGTGCCTTCTTCAAGGATAAGTCTGAGAACATGATGCTGGTTTCTACTTTGAAGAATTTCAAGGCGAAAGTAAACCAGGATATAGAACGTAGTAAAGAGGAAAACGGAAACAAGACGGATAACTATTCTCAAGTGGTTGATTCCAATCTGCCAAAATCGTTCAAACTGAATATCCCTCTTTTCAAAGGTTTTGCCTGTGAAGAAATCGAAGTTGAAATCTACGCCGATGTGGACGGACGGGAAGTTTCCCTTTCTTTGGTTTCTGCCGGTGCGAATGAGGCCATTGAAGAATACAAGAATAAGGTGATTGACAAACAGGTTGAAGCAATCAAAGGTGTTGCACCTGACATCGTAATCATTGAGGTGTAACAATGAGAAAGCAAATTTATTTAATTCTGTTTCTGGTAGTCGGAGTATCTATCGGAAACAGAATATTCAATCACCTCAACGCTTGGCTGGGCGTGGTAATAATATCAGCCACAGTGATTTATTTCGTTTATAAACTAATTAAAAATTTGAAGAATGAAAAGATTGATTAATCTAATGTTGGTCTGTATGACCTTAGTGGTATTTGCTTCATGCGAAAGAGTAGCCCCTAATTATGCCGGTGTTCTAATGGAGAACTATGGGAAGCAAGGAAAAGAGGATTTTAAGGTAGTGTCCGGTAAAGTTTCCACTTGGGAATGGGGCACTGAATTGTTTCAAGTTCCATTGTTTGACCAAAGAGGGGAATTTGCTGAACCTGTCACATTGAAGGCTGCTGATAACACTGAATTTAACGCACGTCCTACTTATTCTTATAAAGTTATCAAGAATAGAGCTATAGATGTTGTATTCGATAACAAACATATAGATAAAGCTGATACAGAATCAGGAAAAGACGGGTTTATGCAAAGCCTTGAAGATAATATACTTGAACCTCGTATTTATGATTTAATCAAAGAAGAAAGCCGTAAGCACAAGACAGACAGTTTAATGGCTGACGGTGGTTCTCTTCTTTTTGAAAAGCGGTTGGAGCAGATTGTGGATAAAGAATTTGAGAAAAGAGGGCTTCAATTGCTGACTTTTTCTGCACAGCTTGAATTTTCAAAGGCTGTGCGTGAGAAGATTGATAGTCGTAATGAGGTGAATACCAATATATCTGTATTAGACCAGCAGATTGCAGAGCAGAAGAAACGCAACGAATTGGAGCAATTAAAAACAGAACAGGCTATCATTCAATCACGTGGGTTGACTAAAGAAATACTCTATAAGCAATTCATAGATAAATGGGATGGCCGTACACCACTTTATGGAATTGCCCCTGAGTTTTTAAAAATAACGAAATAGCATGAATAAACGCCCGGAAAGACGGGCATACGGGCGCAAGCACAGGACGTGCTTTAGTATGGAGTAATTGCGCAATATCTCCATACACTTGTCCCATTGAATTAGCTAATATATGAGCAAGTAAAACCGTGATGGTTGGGCGGGTTCGATTCCCGTTGCGTCCACAACCAATAATGGAATTATTATGAAAGAAGAACGGAAATTAACATTTGGGAAATACAAAGGACAAGAGATAAAGTATATCATACTTACTCATATTGGTTATATCATGTGGTGCTTTGAGAATATCAACTGGTTTAAGCTGACAGATCAAGAACAGGCTTTATATGATGCGATAGCCATAATGATTAAGAAGGAACGCTTGCCAATGACTTTTCCGGTTGAAATGATGTATAAGCATATAAAAGACAGAGAGTCATATGAAAAGTTAAATACTCCATTTACATTCAATTATGGATATATATCTTTAAGAATGTCTGAAAAGGATAATCCAATATTCAACAGTATTGAAAAATACATTACACACAAAATACGCAGAAATAGTACGAAAGAATGTTCGTCATTCGAAAGTCTTTCAGGAGATTTGACTGGTCTTTCACATAGCATGAATAAAGAAATAGAAAAAGCTCGGCTTAATGGTGAGAGTGATGAAGAAATATATGGTTATTGGGGTAGTATGAATGATTATAAGGCTTTATAAATATGTATTACATCAAGAAACCTAAAAAGAAGAAAGAAAAGCCTTTGCCGTTATTCGATAAGGCAGGTATCAAGATTAAAAAGAAGCCGGATTTAGTGGCCAAACTCGACAAAGTTTTCAGCCGCTATATCCGGCTTCGTGATTGTATGCCGAACGGGTATTTCCGTTGTATCTCATGCGCCCAGATAAAGCCATACGAACAGGCAGATTGCGGACACTTCCATTCGCGCCGCCACATGGCTACACGCTTTGACGAGGACAATGCCCACGCAGAGTGCCGGGCGTGCAACCGTTTCAGCGCAGACCATCTGATACATTACGAGAAAAACTTGAAATCAAAAATCGGTCAGCAACGCTTCGACAAGCTGGCATGGAGAGCAAGCCAGGCGAAGAAATGGACTGATTTTGAATTAATAGAACTCACCAAGTATTACAAGGCTTTGGGAGACAAACTGAGTAAGGAGAAAGGATTATGAGTTATGTTTTACGGGATTACCAGCAGAAGGCCAGTAATGCTGCAGTCAGCTTCTTTGCTAACAGGGCCAAGAAGAACAATGCCATCATGGTACTGCCTACCGGAGCCGGCAAGAGTCTTGTGATAGCCGACATCGCCAGCCGTCTTGAAGGGCACACGCTAGTATTTCAGCCCAGTAAGGAGATACTAGAACAGAACTATCTGAAGCTCTGTTCGTATGGTGTTCTGGATTGTTCCATCTACTCTGCCTCATTCGGGCGAAAGGAGATTTCAAGAATAACTTTCGCCACTATCGGAAGCGTAGTCAACCATCCGGAACTTTTCCAGCATTTTCAGAATATCATCATCGACGAGTGCCATCTGGTTAACCCGAAAGACGGAATGTACAAGAGATTTCTTTCGATGCTGAAATGTAAAGTTCTTGGATTGACGGCTACGCCTTACCGGCTTTCATCAAGCAGGGATTTCGGCAGTATGTTGAAGTTCATCACACGCACACGCCCGTGCGTGTTCTCTGAGGTAATCTATCAGGTTCAAATCTCTACTCTATTGGATATGGGGTATCTTTCGAAGCTGAACTATTATCCGATGAATCCTTTGGGATGGAACGAACTTAACCTGAAGGTGAACACTACCGGAGCCGACTACACGGACAAGTCTGTAGTGAAAGAGTATGAGCGTATCGACTTCTACGGGTTTCTGGTGAGCATCGTCCAAAGGCTTATGAATCCCAAGAGCGGTGTAAAACGAAAAGGTATATTGGTTTTCACCCGTTTCTTGAAAGAAGCAGAACGTCTCACCTGGTCCATTCCCGGAACAGCCATCGTTTCAGGAGAAACACCGAAAAAAGAACGCGAACATATCCTTGAAGCGTTCAAGGCCGGAGAGATACCCGTTGTAGCCAACGTAGGTGTACTTACTACCGGATTTGACTATCCTGAACTGGATACGATTGTCATGGCCCGTCCGACAATGTCACTGGCTCTTTGGTATCAGATAGTCGGTCGTGCCATCCGTCCGCATCCTAACAAGGAGGCTGGCTGGATCGTTGACCTTTGCGGGAATCTGAAACGATTTGGCGAAGTCAAGGATTTACGCCTGGTGGATAGCGGAAACGGTAAATGGGCCGTGTACTCCAATAGCAGACAGTTGACTAACGTAAGATTCTAAGATTATGGAAGGATATATAAAACTAAGCCGCAAGTTCTTCTCGAATGATATGTGGAATGAAGCCCGGACTTTTAGCAGTTGCGAAGCGTGGCTTGACTTGATTCAGTCAGCACGATTTGAGGCAACGCCCCGTATGGAGAGTATCGGAGGTCGAGAAGTCTCTTATACAAGAGGACAATATCCTGCATCCATAAGATTCTTATCAAAGCGTTGGAAATGGTCTGAGAGGAAAGTACGGACGTTTCTTGCCTTTCTGAGAAGAGAGAACATGATAACTCTTTCCAAAGAACAAGGAATGAATGTAATAACCTTGGTAAAGTACAATGAGTATAATGGCTCAGAGTCTGACACAGTAAGTGACACAAGCAATGACACAATGAGTGACATAAATATCATTCAGGAAATCAATAATTTACGGATGCAAGTGACACAGCTAATGACACAAGTGGCGACACAGCAGGTGACACACCCTGCCAAAGAGCCAGAAAAGCGACACACGGGTGACACAAAGCAAATAAAGGAGAAGAATATTATTAAAGAAACTACTACTAACGTAGTAGCAAAGAAAGACGCGGCTAAAGCCGCTACTCTCTCTAGGAAAGAATCCTTCTACCAGTCGTTAGTCCCTTATGTCAGTCAGTACCCGAAAGAAATGATTCGGGCTTTCTTCGATTACTGGAGCGAGCTTAACAAGTCAGAAACCAAGATGCGCTATGAACTGGAAAAGACCTGGGAGCTTCCAAGACGGCTGGCGACCTGGGCCAGTCGTGAGAAAGTGCCTTCAAAAACAGATGTAGGCATAGTTCTGAAGGATAATTCACCGGGAAAATACAAGAAAGGCTGGTAAACATGGAACAGATAAATTTTCAACAGACAATCGAACGGCTCAAAGATACGGGTTTCTCCCCTATTCCTAACGTCGTAAAGATAACCGTTCCGGATGCCAAAAGAGTTCTCTGGGCCGGTATCAGGTACTTCACTGGAGAAAATGCCAGATGGCTTCCTGAGTACGAAGAAGTGGCAGGCTGGCTGGCCGGCAATGAAGGTCGCGGACTTCTGTGTTTCGGCAACTGCGGACGCGGAAAGACCCTTATCTGCGGAAAGATTCTTCCTTTGGTTCTTAACCATTACTGCCGCAAGGTGGTAAGCTGCTACGATGCACAGCAGATGAACGCTGATTTGGACGCCGTGAAGCAAAAACACATCATCTACGTTGACGATATAGGGACAGAGAATCTTAGCGTCAAATACGGCGAAAAAAGGCTTGCATTCGCTGAACTGGCAGACGAAGCAGAGAAGAAAGGAAAGCTTCTTATCCTGACCACCAACCTAACGATAGACGAGCTGAGAGAGAAATATGGGGAAAGAACCATTGACCGGCTGAGGGCGATAACGAAAACCGTCCTCTTCAGCGGTGAAAGCCTGAGAAAATGATATGAAAATCACAATTAACTGGGTAACTCGTGACTGGAACCTGATCAGGAGGTTACGTGAGAAATACCGTCTTCCACAATACATGAACGTGAACGGACTCACAGAAGCAGAGGTTGACGAAGAGACATTAAGCAATCTCCGCAAGGGTGAGCCAAAGTATTTAATCATCAGAAAAGTAGAGAAATGACAAGACAAGAATCAGAAAGAAAGCTCAATGAACTGAGAAAGAAGTATATCGCCTTGATTTCATCCATGAACTTTGCCAAAGCACAGAAAATCAAGAACAAGATTGACTCCCTTGAAAGAGAGGTGGAACCGCATTCCTTGGGAGAACTTCTTCAGGACTATACCCCGGAGTTCAAGGTAGAAATGCTTCGCAAGATGCACAAGCTGTTCATCTATTCAGACTTACTTGAGGGTGCGGCACTGGAGTTCCAGTCTGAACTTGAATCAAACGGAATAGATGCTCAGGTAGTTTTTCAGGTGAAACGCGTACTGAAAGAACTGAGAAGCATAGTACGAATACCCGATGAAGAGAAAAACGCTTCATTGTCTGACAACTTTGCCGGGATGTGTGATGAAGCCGGACTTGTAGTGAGTAACATAATCAACAAATATCTTGCAAAATGATAACGGAAAATGACCCAATACTTCCACATAAAGTGGATTTGGAGAAGAACCCTTCTGGAACTGAACTGAAAATCGCCCAGCATCGGGAACTGGAGAAACATGGAAAGTATGTGGCTATCCCAGGCGACAAGACACGGACGCGAATTTTCGTCCGCAACGGTGAGGATGCGGAGAAGAAGATAGCCGCTTACTTGGAGAGAATCAACAATCGACCTCAAAGATGGAACTGATATGATAAAATTACTCTATATTGACCTTTTCTGCGGTGCTGGGGGAACCAGTACCGGAGTAGAAAACGCACGCTACGAAGATGAACAATGTGCGAAAGTTGTCGCTTGTGTAAACCACGATGCAAACGCCATCGCCAGCCATGCGGCAAATCACCCGGATGCGCTCCACTTCACGGAGGACATCAGAACTTTGGAACTATCTCCTTTGGTGGCCCATGTAGAACGAATGAAGAAGATTTATCCGGATGCACTGGTTGTATTATGGGCCAGCCTTGAATGTACGAACTTCAGTAAAGCCAAGGGCGGCCAGCCACGGGACGCCGATAGTAGGACGCTGGCTGAGCATCTTTTCCGATATATCGAGGCTATTGTTCCAGACTACATACAGATAGAGAATGTTGAGGAGTTCATGTCATGGGGCGATATGGATGAAAAAGGGCACCCCATCAGCAAGGATAAAGGGCGATGCTATGAGAAGTGGAAACGCAACGTCAGGAAATATGGTTACGATTTTGACTGGCGCATTCTTAACGCTGCCGATTATGGGGCATACACCACTCGCAAGCGGTTCTTCGGTATCTTCGCCAAGCGTGGACTTCCGATTGTATTTCCAGAACCTACTCACTGTAAGTATGGGAAAAACGATATGTTTGGACGATTGGAAAAGTGGAAGCCGGTCAAGGAAGTGCTGAACTTTTCAGATGAAGGAGAAAGTATCTTTTGCCGGAAGAAGCCGCTGGCCGAGAAAACCCTTGAACGCATCTATGCCGGACTGATTAAGTTTGTAGCTGGAGGTAAGGAGGCTTTTATTGTAAAGTATAACTCTATGAGTCGGACGGGGAAATACCAGGCACCAAGCGTTGACGAGCCATGCCCGGTTGTGGCAACACAAGGACGGTTGGCTTTAGCTAAGGTAAACTTTCTTTCCAAGCAATTCAGCGGCCATCCAGATAGCAAGAACATATCTGTGGAAGGACCTTCCGGAACTATCACCTGTAAAGACCACCACGCTTTCGTCTCAGCCTATTACGGGAATGGTCATAACCATTCTGTAGAACTTCCAGCTCCGACAGTTACGACTAAAGACAGGTTGGCATTGGTAAATTCTGTTTTCATAGACAACCAATACGGTACCGGAAAACCGACATCTATTGAGCTGCCAGTTGGTACAGTAACCACGGTGCCGAAGTTCAATATGGTAAGCTGCAAACCGTGGATAATGAACACAGCTTTCTCAAATGTAGGAAGCAGCATAGAACAGCCGTCACAAACAATCACGGCCAACCGTAAATGGCATTACCTTATGAATCCGCAGTTTGCCAGTGCCGGAGGTTCTGTGAACAATCCTTGTTTTACACTGATAGCACGGATGGACAAGATGCCTCCCTATCTGGTAGAGGTTGAAGGAGGTATCGGCATACAAGTTACATCTGATGACAGTCCGATGACAATCAAGATTAAGGAGTTTATGGCTTTGTATGGTATCATCGACATCAAGATGCGTATGCTACGGATAGCAGAACTGAAAAAGATAATGGGATTCCCGGAAGACTATGTACTGATTGGGCCACAGTCAGACCAGAAGAAGTTCATCGGCAACGCCGTGGAGGTGAATATGGCCCGTGTGCTTTGTGAAGCTATCTGTAAGGAGATTATAAGAAAAAGAAAGGTTGCGTGATATGGGTGAACTGAAAGTGTATTATGGGTGGGCCAGAATAGGAAATGTCCGTAAAAAGCGTGCTTTGTCCGTTGTGTTCGAGAATGATAGAATGGGTTGCAGAAGTGACAGAGGACAAAGATGCCTGAGAACAATTCAAGACACTGTATTTGAGCGGTGCCAGACTAATGAAGAAGAAAAGGAAGGTAAACAGCAAAACCGGATATTCACTGAATACAGCTTATTCTTCGACGAGAAACCTATCAATGGAAGCCTTGAAAGATGCTTGCTAGTTAACAGTGATGCCGACAAGAACAATGTTTCTAAGGACATGAGTGAAAGAATCTCAGAGGCGCTTAGAAATGCTTTCCTTTTTTCAAATCCTGAGTATAAAGAACCTTACTCACAACTTGAATTGAAATTTGAATGATATGGGAAAGCAGGAAAGTATGGATGACTGGTTCCAGATGGCTAAGGATTTGGCCAAAGCTGAAAGGGAACTGAAGATTGAGCAATGGGTTGAAGTAACTATTTACTACGGATATGCAGAAAAACAAGTAAGCTTATA